GCCAACTCCAACCTTTGTTGAGTGTTCCCTCAACGTCAGTCGCGAACACGAATTCACCACCATGCGATGCTTGATCACCAAAAGTGAAAATCAAGTTTCCATCTTCAGTTCTCACAACAAAGGAGTTGTGTTCAGTGTTTGCAGTTGCCTGGAAGTTGAATCTTTGCACACTTGCCACGCTAGGCTCGATCTCAACGTCCCACTTGACACCCTTGAACTTGACTGTCTTGAGTTTCTCGTTGATAATCTCAGCGTTCATAAATCTGTAGTCATTCTTGAAGTCACCCTTTTCATTCTCGAAATGGATTCCTGTGGGAATGGTTGCACCGTTTCTTTCACCGGACAACACAGTTATGTTCGCCTTCTCCTTGTACTCCGGACACTTCAAGTGGATGTCTAATTTACCCATCTGAGGCATACCGAACGTGCCAGACATTTCTGTCTGTGGCTTGTGGAAAGACCCTTGTAGGATAACCGATCTGTCTTCTGCCATACTGTCGATCGCTGTTTCTTTGTCGTCGCCAGTAATTTTAACAAGATCTAGGAAACCCAGTCCATGCGTATGTTTAACGATGTCTTTTAAGATGTCTATCATAATGTTCTAATTGTATATGATATTTAGGTCTTAGTCTAGTGTTATTTCAGAAACTTTGTACACAACTGGATTTTGTTTACCAGGCTTACGGAATATGGCGTAACTGGCACCAGGTCTGAACTGATTCATTTCTACAACCTCGTAGCCCTCATCCTTTATCATCTGTGTCATGGCAGTTTTGGTATTGTAGTTCCAATATCCCCTCTTGGCAAGATCTAATTCAACATCATAGTGGCAGTCAGCATACTGTATGAAAACATAACCACCCGGTATCAGCACTCTTTTAATATCATGCAGATATTGTTGGACATGTTGTTGTGTAAAGAAAACAAAGGTGTCCCAACTAAACACAAAATTGCAACTGCCTTGAGGTATGTTTGAGCATTCGGTGTTCCTTGTCTTGTAAAATTTTAAATATTTTCGATGAGCAGGATTAAATTTTTCAAGTATCGATTTATTGACAGCATGGGTTATGTCTAGGAAGTAGTTTAATCTCCATGATCTAAAATCCATTGAAAACATTCCGTTTCCCGGACCAATTTCCAGACTGTTATAAAGATTTGTCTTTGCGAATTGGAATATCTTACTTTGTACCTGTCTCATAGTAACAGGGTCGACTACTGGATTTTTTAGTTTTTTTTCTCTATCCTTCATATACCATTCAGGCGTTTTGTCCAATCTGTCTATGACCTCTTTGTTGTTTGCGTCAACGGCCAATTCCAAGTCCTTTAGTATCCGTAGATTACTATCAATCAACTCTTGTAAATCTTCTTTTTTGATTTTTTCTAGTTTTTCAATTAATAATTTTATTTCTTCGATGCTTAACATAACAGTATTTAGAATTCGAAGAGTTTGTTGAAGGTGTTTGTGGTCTCCGTGCTCTGCACGTCCCAACCCAGAACACCTATAAGATTGTCTATCTTCTGATCCAGTATAGTGGCCTCCATGGCATCACCGTCAAACGGCAGTTCCTTAAACCACTCAGGTATACGCATCTCGTCCACAGGATACGCAATGCTGGTGTATCCAAGTGGATTCTGTTTGAGTTTACACACGATGACCTTCGCACCATCCGTGATTGGCATACTGTATTTGTCGCCGTACATCTCCCTGCACCTGTTCCAGTTCATGCTGGCTCTAACATGCCCTGGCATGTTTGCTCTCCCAGCCTTCTCCTCAGCCGCAGTGTACTTGGTCATGTTGTTTGCCCTCTTGGGTGATCCCTTCTCCCAACCTGGTCTTGATTTGAACTCTGCCCTGAATTCGCTGATTTTTTCTAGTACCTCTTTCTCGTCTTTGCCTTGTAGTACCATGTATAGAAGATCACTCAAGAAGTCCTGTACGAAAACAGGTGTGTCTGAACGTTTTAGATCAAGTCCCATGGCCTTCATCTTGCCATCCTTACCGTCAACATCTGCACGTTTACCTTCTTTGTCGTAGTACAGTACAGCATATCTCTTCTTTGTGATGAACAATCCTTTTGATGCAACAAGTTCTCTACCCGCCGCTATTACTTCTCCACGTGTGCTTGGTGTGTGGAATGCTTTGGTCATGAATGATTTGAATGATCCGTTGACTTCATCTGCTATCCTATCATACAGTGCCACAACTGAATCTTTTGTCCATGGTATAACCCCCTCGTTGATCTCCTTCTGTAGTGTCTTGTATGCCGAGAAGTAAACGGAGTCTGTGTCTCCGTACACCACGCTCTCGCCTTTGTGATCGTACTTGCCCGCCACAATCTCATTTACCTTGCTGGCCATGTGTTTAGTGATACATCTGCCTGTGAGTGTCACACTCTGTCCAATCCTTATGTCAAAGAATCTACAGCCTGGATTCAATATCGCACCATACAGACTGTTTAGATTAATTTTCTTTACAAGTTGCCTTTTGTCCCAATATTCTCTTTCGATCTCGTTGTCTCCGCACTCACGCATCTTCTTTTGCATTTCCTGTCTCTCTGCGTACCAACGTTTCAACAATCCTGGTATGATTGCTTCATACTCGTATGTGAATATGGTACCATTTGCACTCAACATCCATTTGTTGTTGCCGTCGAATATTATCTCATACAGTTGTGCGGCACTCATACGCACACTGGTTTTGTCTTCCCAGTCCACGATTATCTCCGTGCCTTTCTCTTGATTCATCACTGCCTGATACTCCCAACTACCAAACTGGCTGTCCCACGCCGCCGCAAATGATTTCTTGGCGTGTTTGGCCCTGTTGATTTCTGCTGATGTTATAACCGGCCTTATCTGTCCCACTATGGTCTCCGGACCCATGTTCAATGCTCTAATGACACTTGGATACAGTGAGTTTATGTCAACAGATCCTATCCAGTCGTGTATTCCTTTTTGTGGTGTCGCCACGTGGGCTCCTGCCGCCGGTTGATTCTCTTCACCGTCTTTCTTGTACTTTCTGCCCGGCACCTGCATTCCACGTCTGTGTGTCTCGTTTACGATTGCTTGTTCTGTGACCGCTACTGCACCCATCGTCGTTTGTAGTAGTACAGTGTTCTGGTGTGCTATCTCATTGGCCAGTTCTATAAACTTCAATTTCTTCTCCAGTTTGGCCAACAATGCAGTATCCTGCCTGTTGTATTCTATGAACAATCCAAAGTCGTTCTTGTACAAGTTATCGAGCGATCCTTCGTAAACAGTTTTCCTCTCATCCAACTCATGTTCACCTATAGCGTCTAATCTGAAACTGTGTCTTTCCTCATATGTGTATTTCCTGTATAGTTCCAACAAGTCCAAGTGTACACGACCTACAAGATCAAAACTCAACTGTTCCCTGCCGTATTTCTCGAACACTCTCTTCTTGGGTTTTTCACCCCAGAAACACAAACGTCTTGTGTCGTCTGAACTCAACACTTTTTGTATTCTACCCACGGTGTATGGAATGTCATATCCCTCACTGTTCCAACCCGACAGTATGTCTGCGTCCTGCACCAGTTCTAGGAACGCATCTAACATGTCTTTCTCTTTCTCGAACAACATTGTGTTATCAAATCTTTTTGTAAGTTGTTGTGCATCCGCCATGCTGATTGTCTTTGGTGGCACTGCGAAGGTGACCAGTTGGTCCGTCCAGCTCATGTAACAACTTATGGCAGTTATGGGCATGAACGGATCATCTGTTGTTGAATAACCTCGATCGGGATCGAAGTCTACTTCAATATCAAAAAACATAACATTTAATTTGGGCGTCTCCTTGCCCAAGTAGTTCTCTTCCAAACACCTAAACACGGGATTGATATCATTCTCGTACAGTTGCTTGTTAGATCTTATACGTTGCTCTTTTATGAATTCTTTGTTGGTGGCACACTGCACTCTCTGTAAAGGTGCACCTGTCATTGACCTGTGTTTGCCCCTTGCGTCCTCGTAGTAGAACACGTACCTGGCATCGTACTCCGTGAATATCCTGCCCTTCTTGGGATCACGTTCTACAACGTAAATCTTGTCTTCGTCTTTTTTAAATAATGCGTCTATGTAACTCATCCTACCACCAATAACTTGCTACGCCGTAACCGTAGACATTTATGATTGCAAAGTAGCCAGTGATCATCATTACGAACGCCGCTTCTCTCCTGTATGAAGCATAGCATTGTGTGAGTGCTCCTACCAAGAATCCTGGATACACGATAGTCATGTCCGGATCCGAGGCTGTGATCGCAAGTGTTAGACTGGCTCCAACGGTGAAAATGAAACTGACTAGTTCAAAGTAGAACGCTGTCCTGTCACTTTCAAAACTACGAAGCCAGAATGATCTGACTTTGTCTAACATTAAAGTTTGCCGGCCGTGTTCAGTATGCTTTCCAATGTGTCCATCTCATCTGCGATGTTCTGGTAGTTGCCTTTGTGTGCAACAGATATCGCTTTATTGATAAGTGCTGGTTTCAATTCTAGTTCTTCTGATATTGCTTTTACTGTGTCTTTTAATCCACCCTTCAAGTCCTCAACCTCACCTAGTACCTGTGAACCTTGGGAAATGATCTGGATTAATTTCTGCTTTTCAGCGTCATTAAAGTTTCTTACTGCCATTTGTTTCTCCTGTTGTTATCCAACAAGTATATAACAGATCTTTGCTGAATGCAAATTATTTTTTCTTTTTGGT